CCTCAATCTCGCCCAGCGCGATCTGGGCCTCCGCAATCTGCCGGAGGGCGTCGTTCACGTCCTCCCAGCTCTTGAGGCTCGGGGCCTCAATGACTCGCTTTCTTGCCATGCTGTTGACTCCTTCCTGTGTAGTTGTTCATACTGCGGGCTCAAGAGCTCCGCCTCTGGCCTGTCTCGGGCCCGGGCCACGGGCTCGCCGTCGTAGAGGAGGTAGGTGTCCGAGTAGAGCATATAGAGACCCAGAGGGGTCACGAGGAGGGCGGCGGTCGCGTCCTGATCTTCCAGGCTCTCCCCGGTACAGGCCAGCAGCAGCACGAGCCACGAGATCGCGAGGAGCCCGACGCCCATGAGCCGCTGTTTTCTCATCTTCATTGTCCCGGCCTCCTTCCCGTTAGAGCATCATGAGGCTCGACGCTTGCTCGATCGTCTTGAGGGTGATCGCGTTCTCGCCCTTCTCCTCGAGGATGCGCTTGATATTGGAGAGGGTACGGTCGAGGAGTCGGAAGCATCCCGTCTGCATATTACAGGCCCGGGCCTTGAGCTCGACCATGGCCTCGGGGGCGACCTCGAACTCGGAGACGTACTTCTCCACCTCCGAGGGGGTGAGCCCCTTGAGCGAGATGTAGAAGTCGACCCGGTTCGCCATACGGGCGAGGTAGGTCTTGATCGCCGCCTCGAGCTTCGGCTCCCCGGCGATCACGACGCCGACGTCGCTCTGGTCGTAGATCGCCCGGAGTATCTCCATCTTCTTCTGCGTGTACTTCGAGACGAGCTTGTCGGCCTCGTCGATAACAAGAAGCCATCCCTTGTTGGTGTTGAAGAAGTCCCGGATGCCGTTCACCCGCTTCCAGATTGTCCCGTAGCCGCTGGGGATGCCGAGGGTCTTCTCAATGGCCTCCACAAGGTCGCGGCTGCTCATGGTGTCGTCACACTCGATATAGGCGACCCGGGGGAGCTTCGCGTACTGCCGGAGGCTGTACGTCTTGCCGTAGCCGCTTCGGGCGACCACGATGCCGAGCCCGATGTACTCTTGACAGGACTGACACACGCCCAGGACGTTGACCGCGTCCCTCGTCTCGAGGAAGGCGGGCTTCCGCCCGGTCTTCCCGGGCCGCTCCGGGACGTCCACGGCCTCGCCCGTGCGCCGGGCCAGCCACTCCGCGAGGAGCTGCTCGATCGCGGTGATGTCCCCCTCGTACTTCCCGGAGAGATAGCGGGAGATCGTGGGCCGGGAATAGCCCGGGATTTCGTTCGCGAGGGTGGCGATGCTTGTCTTCGTCGCCCCGAGGTAGTCGTTGATCTGCTGGGCGAGGGGCTTGCCTTGGGTATAGGTGGCGGTCTGCTCCGCCGCTGCTGCTGTCCTGACTTCCATCTTCATGTGCCTCCTATTCGTTGATGGCCCTCAAGCGGGCGAGGGCGTCGTCTGCCTTCTTGCCGAGGAACTCGTCCCCGGCTCCTGCCTTCTTCTTGGCCCGGCTCGTCGCCTCGGCCCGGTATTCCTTATCCAACGGGAGCGAGATGAGCTTCGAGGGCCTGTCGGCCTTGATGGTGAGGTCGATCATGCCGACCGCGTCCGAGGGCCGTCCGCCCTCCTCGCCCCGGAGCTCGTAGGGCCGTGTCATGCTGTCCAGTATCTCCCGCATTTCCCGCTCCTGCCGCTTCTGATCGCGGAGGTGCCTCTCGAGGAGGGCTTGCGAACAGTGGGGCCCGAAGGCCAGCAGCTCGGGAGAGACGGCCTCGCATATCTTCCGGCCCTCCTCGTCGAAGACGTAGAGCTTCGTCACGTCGTCGATGTCCCACTTGATGCCGACCGTCTTCCCGATGTAGTGCGAGAGTTCGTAGTCGGTGTAGGTCGTGCCGAACTTCTTGATGCCGAAGTTGTAGACCCGGGCCGTGTCCGCCTTCATGAGCAACATCGCCGCATACTCCCGGGGCGGTGCGGCCTTCTCATAGCGGGGGCCATTCTCGAACATCTCGATGGGGGTGAGCCACTTCTCGCCCGCCTCCTTGAGGCCCCCGTGCTTCCGGGTGTGGTACTTCTCGTTCTTCCACTTCGTCCAGAGGTCGAAGAACTCCTCCATCGTCAGCAGCTCCCCCCGCTCAAGCATGGCGGCGACGTCCTTCTGCCGCTTCGCGTAGGTCTTGGAGCCCGTGAGGGTGCCGACGTAGCTCTCGAACCACTTCGAGAACTTGGAGCACACGGTCGAGAACAGGCGCTCGATGGGTTTGTCCCAGGGCTGATATGGGAGGGAGCGGCCCACCTCCTCGATGCCGATGGACTGATAGAAGCCCACGGTCTCGGCGTCGAACTCGAACTCGATATTCCGCTTCTTTCGGCTCTGGCCCGTCATGGTCTGCGCCGTGTAGTCCTTTCCGTTGTCGACGTGGAGGATGTGGGGGACGCCCCCGGGGGTGGTGTAGAGCATCTTCACGAGGCTCTCCTTCAAGGTCTGACTGTTGGCGTCGATACACGCCACGTCCCCGATGATCGCCCGGCTTTTCATGTCCATCCAGGCGACGAGCTTCGGGCGGACGGCCTTGACCTTGCCGTTCGGGGCGACCCATTGAACCCAAAGATCGAAGGTGTGCTCGTCGCCGACGACGTACTCCATGACCTTGAGGCTCGTCGCGTCCCGGCGTCCCTTTAGCATCATCTTGTTCTTCCACTCCCTCGAGCCGTTGGCGGCGAGGTAGCGGGCCGACGCCGCGCCCCGGCTGTCCATGAGGTGCTTGACGTAGCGGGCGACCGTCTTGATGCTGGGGTAGTCCTCCCACCCTCGGCCCTGTGCGATCTCCTCGAACCGCTCGTAAAGCATCTCGAGGGTGCCCAGGTTGGCGGCGAAGCGGCGGTCGAACCAAATATTCTCAATGACCGCCCGCTGTTCGTCCGTGAGGCTGGGGAAGGTGGCCTTCTCCCGGGGCTTCCTGCATAGGGCCAGGGCTCGGAAGTAGCCCCGGTTCTGCCCGTCCTCCCGTTCCATCTTGAGCGCCCAGGCGTTCGCCTTGAGGACGTTGTCGACGTAGCGGTAGAGCGTCGGGAGGCTCACGCCCAGGCCCAGGGCGTAGCGTTCGGCGTAGGCCGTGCGGTCGGGGCCGTCGTAGTCGATGAAGTCCTGGACACGGGCGGCGAGCTCGACGGCCTCGTAGTATGCCTTCTTCCGCTTCCCTCCGTCCCCTTCGATGAAGTGATTGAGGTCGGCCCCGACATACCAGGGGGCCGCGTCTGTTCGCTTGTCTATGATGACATCCCTCCCGTCTACTTTCTGCGCGGCCTTCCACGCCTTGCGCCCCTTCGCGGAGAGGGAGGCGACGGAGATCATGACCTGATCTTTTCCTCCGCCCTCGCGGGGCTGTGTCTTCGTCTTGAACTGCTGCGGGTTGCGCTGGGCTCGCTTCTTCATGGCCTCATAGGTTACACCCTCGAAGGCTGCGGCCTCCTCAAGGCCGATGAACACGTCCGACACCTCGCTCCCTCCTTCCTGCTGTTATGCTGCGATGGCCTTCTCGACCTTGCGGGGGTCGAGGGAGAGGGCCGCGACGATCGCCGGGACGTACTTCTCGCCCGAGCGGACGCCGTAGAGGATATAGCTCAAGTATTGCGGCGACGTCCCGATCGTGTCGGCGAGCTGTGTCTTCGTCATGTCTTGGTCGGTGAGGGCCTTGACGACGAGCTTCCCGAACGGGGTGAGCTTTCCGCTATTGCGTTTCATCGCTGTCCTCCTTCCTGTGAACTGTCTCTTAGAGTTACTTCCGGGCGACCGCCCGGGCGAGGGCTATGCCTACCCCCGCGATCGCCGTCGCCTGGGCCACGGGGTCGGGGAGGCCCAGCAGCACGGCGGCGGAGGCGACGCCCAGCATGGCGAGGGCGGAGAGGCCGAAGGTGAGGAACCCATCCAGCAGCGCGTCGGCGGTCTTGACCGCCTTCCGGGCGACCATGCGCCGCCCCTCTTTCTCAAGAATGTCGAGAATGAACGCCGCCCTCGCGAGGTTCGCCTCTACCTTCTC